GTACTTACAAAACAAACGGGTTTCATCATCCCATCTCCTTTCAAGAGGCACTGCAAAGTGTTCGTAAGTATCGGTGTTCCCTCCAAAAGTGATAAACTTATTTTACAAAGTATCACTAAACCAATCACAACTAGGAGGTGATTACGATGACTTCCGCTCGGAGGAAGCCCGAACCGGCAAAACCGAAAAGACCACCGGCTACTACGCCCGTGGCTAGAGAGAATCAAATGATATCTCTCGCTTTCGACCTTGCTGAAAGACAACTTGCCGACGGAACTGCTTCATCGCAAGTAATCACACACTATCTTAAGCTTGCCACTTCTAGAGAGAAACTAGAACAAGAGAAACTAGAGTTAGAAAAGACTCTATTACAAGCTAGAACCGATAGTATCGAGTCCGCTAAGAAAGTTGAAGAACTATACGGCAATGCTCTCAACGCAATGCGTGCTTATCAAGGTAAAGATGAGGAAGAAGTGTTCTATGATTAGAACATATTCTGAAATGTCAAAATTTCATACCTTTGAAGAGCGATATGAGTATTTAAGACTACGAAGTTCCGTCGGTCAATCCACTTTCGGCTTTGATCGATATATTAACCAGCAATTTTACCGATCTGCTCAATGGAAGCAAGTTCGGACACACGTAATCGCTAGAGACCTTGGTTTAGACCTCGGTGTTGAGGGATACGAGATATATGATAAAGTTTTAATACATCATATGAATCCAATGGCTGTTGAACACATAGAAGAGGGTATATCTGACATATTAGACCCCGAGTTTCTTATATCAACAACCCACAAGACACATAACGCCATACATTATGGTGATCGCTCGTTATTAGTCCAACCTATAGTTGAACGAAACCGCAACGACACTAAACTTTGGTAAAAAATTAAGGAGATAAAAATGACATTTTCACCATTGACTAACGACACCGCGCCAAACCACGGTAAATACTCAAGTCGTTTTGGAACACCTATTCAGCGCGTAATTGTGCACCACTGGGCAGGCACCACTGGAGGAGACACTCGTCTCAAGAACCCCGACACCGATGTTAGTGCAACTTACATCCTTTACAGTGACGGAACTCTTGTTGGACAAGTTCCAGAAGAATATCGCGCATGGACTTCCGGTTCTCCAGCTGCAGACAACAACGCAATCACCGTTGAGACACAAAACACCGCGGTTGGCGGAGACTGGCCTGTGTCAGACGCTGCTATTGCTAAACTTACCGAGCTAATTGCAGATGTGGCTAACCGTTACGGATGGGGAGGCGTCGGAGAGGACAACGTCGTTGGACACCGTGAAGTTTACGCAACTGCTTGTCCTGGCGAGTACCTGTTTAGCCGTCTTCCTCAGATCACAGCCAACGCGAACGCCATGGTTCATGGCGGAAACGTTCCTGCGCCAGCTCCAGCACCATCTGGTTCTATTTCAGACCTAGCTGACGCTGTTATGCGTGGAGACTACGGTAACGGCGCTGACCGTCAGGCCGCACTTGGTGCGCTATACGACGAAGTTCAGGCTGAAGTAAACCGTCGCCTTAGTGGCGGCGCTGCTCCAGCTCCAGCTCCTGCTGCTCCCGCTGCAGACATCTCGGCACTTGCCGACGCTGCTATGCGCGGAGACTATGGTAATGGTCAGGATCGAGTAAATGCCCTCGGCGATCTTTACCAGGCAGTTCAGGATGAAGTAAACCGCCGCATTTACGGCTAGTGAAGTCGCTACTAATCGGGATACTTTCGATTATGGTCTTTGCCTTAGTACTTGTATGCTTATTTTGGAGCTTTGAAGTACTAAGCGCAATGGCCTATCTTGGAATATTCTTTGTATATATAATGTTTACCTCAGGAGGTGGATAATGAGTGATAGTGTCCTAGACACAACTAAGAAAGTTCTTGGTGTCGCACCAGGATATGATGTGTTTGATGTAGATATCATCATGCACATTAATAGTGTCTTCTCGACACTACACCAACTAGGCGTTGGACCAGCCACCCCTTTCGTAATTACCGATAACAGCGACCTGTGGTCTTCCTTCATGGGAACAAATACAGCAATTGAGTCTGCTAAATCTTACGTATGGGCAAAAGTCCGACTTAGCTTTGACCCACCAGCAACTTCTTTTGGCATTGAGGCTTTAGAGCGTCTTTGCAAAGAAATTGAGTGGCGTCTTAACGTACAATCTGAGGAGATTACAGCATGATAGATGACGTAGATAACTTCTTAGCTCACTACGGTAAAAAGGGTATGAAGTGGGGCGTTAAAAAGGCTTCTGTTTCACAAGAGCACTCTTCTGTCAAAAAGTTAAGAAAAAGCAAAGCTAAATCTCTTACCGACGCCGAACTAAAGCAGGCTATTGGTCGTATGAACTTGGAAAAGCAATATAAGGATTTAAACCCTAAAGGTATTTCTAAAGCAAACAAGATTGCTCTAGGCATACTAGCTATCGGAACAACGATCAACACCGCAATGGCGTTCAGTAACACACCTGCGGGTAAAGTTATTGTCGATAATGTTAAGAAAGCGTTTGCAAAAGCTTAAATGAAAGGAGGCTTGGCGATGGGACTGTCAAACACGGCAACTCCAAAATACTATGGAGAATTTCGAGATGCAGTTCTGCGTGGAGATATTCCCGTAAACAAGGAAATAGCCATGGAGATGAATCGCATCGACGAACTCATCGCCAATCCAAATTTCTACTACGATGAAACCGCAATCGACGGATTTATTAAGTATTGTGAGAATGAATTAACGCTTACCGATGGTAGCGATCTATATCTTCTCGACACATTCAAATTATGGGCTGAAGCAGCCCTTAGTTGGTTCTACTACGTCGAGCGTAGTGTTTACGAGCCAACCCCTGATAATCATGGCGGACACTATGTTCGTAAGATGATCAAAAAACGACTAGTTAGTAAGCAATACTTGATCGTGGCACGTGGTGCCGCTAAGTCTATGTATGCTATGGCGTTACAAAGTTATTTTCTAAACGTCAATACTTCGACTACACACCAAATTACAACTGCGCCAACAATGAAACAGGCTGAGGAAGTTATGTCTCCTTTCAGAACTGCTATCACGCGCGCACGAGGGCCCCTGTTTCAGTTCCTAACTGAGGGGTCTTTACAAAACACCACGGGGTCAAAGGCTAACCGAGTGAAACTCGCATCCACTAAAAAGGGTGTTGAAAACTTTTTAACTGGGTCTCTTCTTGAGATTAGACCTATGTCTATTAATAAACTACAGGGTCTACGTCCATTCTTGTCAACGATTGACGAATGGTTATCTGGCGATATACGAGAGGATGTTGTTGGTGCTATCGAGCAGGGTGCTTCTAAGCTTGATGATTACTTAATCATTGCTATGAGCTCAGAGGGTACTGTTCGAAACGGTTCTGGTGACACTATTAAGATGGAGTTGATGGATATTCTACGTGGGGATTACATAAACCCTCACGTTTCCATTTTCTACTACAAATTAGATGATCTAGAAGAAGTTGCAGACCCTTCAACTTGGCTTAAAGCAAACCCTAACCTTGGCAAAACCATTAGCTATGAAACATATCAACTAGATGTGGAACGAGCAGAGAAAGCTCCGGCATCTAGAAACGATATTCTAGCTAAAAGGTTTGGTATTCCAATGGAAGGTTACACTTACTTCTTCACATACGAAGAAACGTTGCCGCACCGGCAAAGAGAATTCTGGCAAATGCCTTGCTCGCTAGGTGCCGACCTTTCTCAGGGTGATGACTTCTGTGCTTTCACTTTTATGTTCCCTCTAAACGATGGATCTTTTGGTGTTAAGACTAGAAGTTATATTTCATCTTTAACGCTGATGAAACTACCAGGCGCAATGCGTCAAAAGTACGATCAGTTCCTTAAAGAAGGAAGTCTTCAAGTTCTTGAATGTACAGTTCTAGATATGATGGAGGTCTATGATGATCTCGACGGGTTTATACAAGAAAATGGCTATGACGTTAGGTCTTTTGGGTTCGACCCATACAACGCCAAAGAATTTGTAGCTCGTTGGGAAAATGAGAATGGACCTTTTGGTATCGAGAAAGTTATTCAGGGAGCAAAGACCGAATCGGTCCCTCTTGGTGAGTTGAAACTTCTTTCTGAGGAGAGAATGCTTATATTTGACCAGGAACTTATGACGTTTGCCATGGGTAACGCCATCACCCTCGAAGATACTAACGGAAACCGTAAGCTTCTTAAGAAGCGCCAAGAACAGAAGATCGACAACGTGTCTGCTATGATGGATGCGTATGTCGCTTACAAACTACACAAGGAAGCTTTTGAATAATGGAAAAAGAATTAGTTGACGGCTACGCCTGTCCAGTAGACCCAATGGACGCACTTCAGTGCGACTCCTGTCAGTAAGGAATAATAATAATGTCACAAGAAGTAGATGATTTCCTAGCTCACTTTGGCAAAAAAGGAATGAAGTGGGGCCAGCGTCGAAACGGTAATATGTATACCGCCCAACAAATGGCTAAGAAAAATGCAAGAGCCGATAAAGGCGCTGCTATTTTGGCCAAAAACAAAGGAAGTGTTAAGCGTTACGCGGCAAAGGAAGTCGGTAAAACAGTGGGAGTCACTGTTCTAGCTAACGTAGGAGCATTTGCTGTTTCTAAAATAGTCGGAACTCCATCAGCTGCTCAAGGTGCTGCTTTTATAGCTAACGCTGCAATAACCGGTTACCAAATTAACCAGATCAACAACGCTATTAATGTTCGTCAGGCTGTTAATAGAAATAAAGGCTAACTTACAGAAAGGAGAAGCGTATAATGACCTTCCCAGTTAATGTTACAAAAAACGTTTCTCCCGTTTATTCTGGGGACTCTTGGGTGTTCTCTTGTTTATTCACTAGAGAAGATGGAACTCCAATCGACCTGATCACTGAAGGTTGGACCGAGTGGAAGTCTCAATGGCGTCCTTACGCTAAGTCTAGTGAATACATCAATCTAGATGTCAACACAACCGACGCCGCTAACGGTCGAATCTCAATCAGCATGTCGCGAGAGGACACCTCCTCCATGACTACCGATGGTGTTTTTGACCTCGAGGCGGTTCAAGCAGGCGCTACGCGCACATGGGTGCGAGGCGACGTTAAGTTCAGTAAGGATGTGACACGATGACTGTAAACGATGCTGTAATTAAAGTCGTCGAGACGATCGTCGCTACCGTAGAGACTGGCGTTCCAGGCCCAATGGGCGCTAAGGGTAATCCTGGCCAACAAGGGCCTCAGGGTGTTCAGGGTGAAACCGGACCCGCAGGCCCCGCTGGAGAAAACGGTCTAAAAGGTGACACCGGAGATCAGGGCCCTCAGGGCATTCAAGGCCTAACCGGTCCTCAAGGGTCGCAAGGCCCCAAGGGCGATAAAGGTGATCGAGGAGTTGCTGGCGAAGACGGTTTACAAGGCCCGCAAGGCGTTGAAGGTCCGACTGGTCCGCAAGGCCCAAAGGGTGACCGTGGAATATCAGGTTTAACCGGCGCTACCGGACCGCAAGGCTCAGTAGGTAGTCGTGGGTTGACCGGCCCACAAGGTCCTCGTGGGGATTCTGGCGATGTAGGCCCGTCTGGTCCTCAGGGTATTCAGGGTGAAACGGGCCCTCAAGGATTAAAAGGAGATACTGGTGTCACAGGAACGCAAGGGCCGCAAGGTCCACAAGGAGACCAAGGGCCACGCGGAGACGTCGGAGAAATCGGACCCCAAGGTCCACAAGGCGACCAAGGAATCCAAGGCCCGCAAGGCCCGCAAGGCGAGGTAGGCCCACAAGGACTTCAGGGTCTAACCGGCCCACAAGGGCCTCAAGGTGAAACTGGCGCGCAAGGACCTCAGGGTCTAAAGGGCGACACTGGAGACCAAGGTCTAACGGGGCCTAAAGGAATTCAGGGTATTCAAGGCGATACTGGTTTAACTGGAGCTACTGGTCCACAGGGACTTAAAGGCGATACTGGTTTAACTGGAGCTACTGGTCCGCAGGGTATTCAAGGCGACACAGGTTTAACTGGAGCTACTGGTCCACAGGGACCTCAGGGCATCCAAGGGTTAACCGGTGCAACCGGCGCTACAGGAGCAACCGGCCCACAAGGTCCTGCTGGCGACACTACTATGCTCGTCTCAAGAACTAATGGCACAGTAGCAACTGCTTCAACAACATTGGGCGTTGTACGCAATACATACCTATCTACATCAGCTCCGACTAGCGGCGTTGGTATGGATGGCGATGTCTATATGGTGTACACTGCGTAATGATTAATGACCCTATAACTATGAAAGGAGGTGAATATGCCAACGTCTTTCGGAGGTCGATTGAAACATGCTTGGAACGCGTTTACTAATCAAACGCCAGACAAGAAAATGTCTTACATCGACTACGGAGCAAGCTATGGTCTAAGGCCTGATCGAGTTCGTTTAAGTCATTCTAATGAGAGATCTATTATTTCATCGATCTACACTAGAATTGGTATTGACGTATCATCGATTGAGATGAAACACGTTCGTCTAGATACAAACGGTCGTTACATTGCAACTATTGATAGCGGTCTAAACAGCTGTCTGACTCTAGAGGCAAACATCGACCAAGCTGCGCAAGCATTTAAGCAAGATGTTGCCATGTCTCTCCTAGATAAAGGTGTTGTAGCTATTGTTCCAGTAGACACCACACTTAATCCAGAGAACACTGCTGGTTATGACATTAAATCTTTGCGCGTGGGTGAGGTTGTATCTTGGTACCCTCAACACGTAACAGTAAAGGTCTATAACGATAACACAGGAAAGAAAGAAGAAATTACTCTTCCTAAATCTTTAGTGTCTATTATCGAAAATCCTCTTTTCTCGGTGATGAATGAGCCAAACTCTACATTGCAACGATTGATTCGTAAGATAAACATGCTTGACACTGTCGACGAACAGAGTAGTTCTGGTAAACTCGACCTTATCATTCAGCTGCCTTACGTTATTAAATCCGAGGCTCGACGCCAACAGGCTGAGACCCGACGTAAAGACATCGAAGTACAACTTAAGGGATCGCAATACGGAATTGCGTACACCGATGGTACAGAAAAGATTACACAACTCAACCGCCCAGCTGAGAACAACCTTCTTCAGCAAGTTGAATACCTAACAAACATGTTATACAACCAACTGGGACTGACCGAGGAAGTAATTGCTGGAACCGCTGACGAAAAGACTATGCTTAATTATCATAGTCGTACAATCAAGCCGATTCTAGTAGCTATCGCTCAGGGAATGAAGCGATCGTTCTTAACTAAGACTGCTCGCTCGCAAGGCCAATCTATAGAATTCTTTAGAGATCCTTTCGAGCTAGTACCTGTAAGTTCGATTGCAGAGATCGCTGATAAGTTTACTCGTAATGAGATTCTTTCTTCTAACGAAGTAAGGTCTCTTATCGGATTCAAACCTGTTGAAGATCCTAAGGCGGATCAGTTGCTTAACAAGAACTTGCCAGTGCAAGATCCTTCGTTAATGCAGCCCCCGCTTCAAGATCCTTCACTTCAACCACCACTAGCATAGGAGGGAGACTTCAAAATGAAAGCTGATTTCAGTGGTTATGCATCAAAGAGTGGTCTAAAGTGTTCAGATGGACGCACCATTCTCGCACATGCATTCAAGGAACAGGATGGAGCCAAGGTTCCTTTGGTTTGGCAGCACATGCACAACGAACCAGAGAACGTACTTGGTCATGCCTACCTTGAAAATCGAGAAGACGGGGTTTACGCCTACGGATTCTTTAACGACGAGCCTCAGGCACAAGTTGCCAAGGGTCTCGTAAAACACGGCGACATTGAGGCTCTCTCAATCTACGCTAATCGCCTCGTCCAAAAGGGCGGGGATGTTCTTCACGGTTCGATCAAAGAGGTAAGTCTAGTACTTGCCGGTGCCAACCCAGGTGCTTTCATCGACAACGTTAATATCGCCCATAGTGACGGTTATGAAGAAGTAGATGATGAAGCTATCATCTATACCGGGCTCAGCTTAGAGCATCAAGATAACACAAATCCACAAGGAGACAACGTGGCTACACCCACAAATGGTCCAGAGCGTACCGTCAAAGATGTCTTTGACAGCATGTCCGAGGAACAGCAAAATGTCGTCTACTACATGATTGGTGAAGCTCTTAGCGGAGCCGATTCAATGGCGCAGTCCGACGAAGATGCTGAAGAGGAAACTCTTTCGCACGAAGAAGAAACCAACGTTGACAATGATGAAGTTGACACCGAGGATCACATCCAACACAACCAGGAAGGTACATCTATGTCCCGCAACGTGTTCGAGCAGAATGGCTCGACTCAGGAAAGCGCAACGCTTTCACACTCTCAGCTACAGGAAATCGTCGCTGACGCTCAGAAGAGCGGCTCGTTCAAGGAAGCTTTCCTTGCTCACGCTGTAACCTATGGAATCGACAACATCGATATCCTCTTCCCAGACGCAAAGAACGTCTCTAACACGCCTGACTGGGTCAAGCGTCGCACCGAGTGGGTTTCCAGCGTTATCGGCGGAACCCGCAAGTCGCCCTTCTCTCGCATCAAGTCGATGTCTGCTGACATCACCGCTGACGAAGCGCGTGCAAAGGGTTACATCAAGGGCAACCTGAAGAAGGAAGAGTTCTTCGCGATTTCTCGTCGAGTAACAACCCCTACCACCATTTATAAGAAGCAGAAGCTTGACCGCGACGACATCATCGACATCACCGATCTCGATGTAGTTGCGTGGCTCAAGTCTGAAATGCGTCTTATGCTTGATGAGGAAATCGCTCGCGCGATCCTTATCGGCGACGGTCGTGAGGTTGATGACGAAGACAAGATCAACGAAACCAACATCCGCCCAATCGCTTGGGACGACGAGTTCTACGCTCACCCCGTAACCATCGACGCTAACCTTTCCGGTGACGCAATTGTCGAGGCTATCCTTCGTTCACGCAGCAACTACAAGGGTACCGGAACTCCTACGTTCTACACCACTGAGGCGGTCCTCACCGACCTCCTTCTCGTCAAGGACAAGATGGGTCGTCGTCTGTACTCCACCGAGGGCGAGCTTGCAGCTGCTCTTCGCGTAAGCAGCATCGTTGCTGTTGAGGTTATGGAGACTGTCTCCGACCTCATCGGTATCGTCGTTAACCTCGCTGACTACACCGTAGGTGCAGACAACGGTGGAAACGTTTCGATGTTCGACGACTTCGACATCGACTACAACCAGTACAAGTACCTCATTGAAGGTCGCATGTCTGGTACGCTGACCAAGCCCAAGTCGGCTCTGGTTGTTAAGCGTGACGCTGGATACACCGAGGTTGTGCCTACCGCACCTACCTTCGTTAAGTCCACTGGTGTTGTTACCATTCCTTCGGTTACTGGTGTAACCTACAAGAACGGTGACACCGGAGCTACCCTTACTGCTGGTGCTCAGACCGCAATCGACGCCGGAGCTTCCGTCGAGATTGTAGCTGTCGCTAACACGGGTTACGCATTCCCTCACAACACCGACGCTGACTGGGTATTCACTCGTAACGCTGTCTAGTAGAGGATAACATGGCAAAGTTCTATGGAAAAATCGGTTATGGTGAATCTGTAGAAACGGCTCCTGGAGTGTGGGAGGACGTTATCACTGAACGTTTGTACTTTGGTGACGTCCTCCGCAACGCTAGACAGTTACAAAACGGAGAGAATCTTAATAGTGATATTACGGTTAGTAACTCCGTTAGTATTGTAGCAGATGCTTATGCAAATGAGCATTTCTTTGCCATTCGTTATATCGAGTGGGCGGGGACTCTGTGGACTATAACAGATGTTGAAGTCAAGAGTCCTCGCCTTATCTTGAGGATGGGAGGGGTCTACAATGGGCACACGCCTTGAACTCCAGAGTCTGCTTGAGACAAATCTAGGTACTAGGAATGTATATTTCCAACCACCTGAGACTCTAAAAATGGAGTACCCATGTATCGTTTATAAACGAGACTATGCAGTTACCGAATTTGCAGACAACAAACCATACACTCATACTAAGCGTTATAGTGTTACAGTCATTGACAGGAACCCAGATAGTCTGATTCCTGACAAGATTGCAGCGTTACCAATGTGTTTATTTGTTAGACACATGACGGTAAACAACCTGAACCACGACATTTACAATATTTACTTTTAAGAGAGGTAAAAAACATGGCTAAACTTACTTGGGATGAAACCGGTAAGCGCAGGGTGGCTACACCGGTGGTGTTGCCTGGAACGGTCTGACTGCTGTTACCGAGTCACCTACCGGTGCCGAGGCAAACCCTCAGTATGCAGACAACATTAAGTACCTGAACCTGATCTCCGTTGAGGAATTTGGTGCCACTATTGAGGCATTCACTTACCCCGACGAGTTCGCACAGTGCGACGGTACTGCTACTCCTTCCGCAGGCGTAGCTATTGGTCAGCAGACTCGTAAGACCTTTGGTTTTGCGTACCGCACCAAGCTCGGTAACGACCTTGACGGTTCTGACTACGGTTACAAGCTTCACCTTATCTACGGCGCTATTGCAGCTCCTTCTGAGAAGGCTTACGCTACCGTTAACGACTCGCCTGAGGCTCTGACTTTCAGCTGGGAGATCACGACTACCCCCGTAGACGTTCCCGGTTTCAAGCCTACCGCGCAGTTGACCATCGACTCGACCAAGGTAAACGCTCTTAAGCTTGCGGACCTAGAGAACCTTCTCTACGGTACCGATGGCGTAGACCCCGTACTACCTCTTCCTGCTGATGTCCTTGACATCTTCAGCGATGGTCTGACCGAGGTTACCCCTGTGGCTCCTTCATTCGACGCTGGAACTAACACCATCACCATTCCTGTGGTTACCGGTGTAGTTTACAAGATCGGTGGAACCACTAAGACCGGTACTGTGGTCATCACTAAGGATACCGTAGTTAACGCAGTACCTGCTGCCGGCTACAAGTTCCCAGTGGTAACTGACGATGACTGGCTTTACATCTTTGACTAAAGCCTGATCGAAAGGACTAGGGAATGCTCACCATCACTATCAAATCCGTCGAATTTCACGACGAAGTTTCCAATGAATTTATTAGTTCAGAAGAGACAACATTACAGTTGGAGCATTCCCTAGTTTCCCTTTCAAAATGGGAGTCAAAATGGGAAAAACCATTCCTTGGTAACGATGAGAAGACTACCGAGCAGACAATCGACTACGTTAAGGCTATGACAATTTCCGAAGGAGTTTCTCCAGATGTCTATCTGGCACTAACTGGAGAGAACTTTAGAGAGATTAGCAACTACATCGATTCTAAGATGACGGCGACCTGGTTCAACGAGTCCGAGTTAAAGACTAACGGGCCTTTCAGGAAAGAAGTCATCACTGCGGAGATTATCTATTACTGGATGATCTCTTTGACAATACCATTTGAGTGTCAATACTGGCATTTGAATAGATTACTCACACTCATCAAGGTTTGCAATCAAAAGAACCAACCTGAGAAGAAGATGGGTAAACAAGAACTTATTGCTCGCAACCGCGCTCTCAATGAGCAGCGCCGAGCACAAATGAATAGTAGAGGATAGGAGGTTAATTGTGGCTAGACTGACATGGAATGATGTTGGTGAACGATACTACGAGACTGGTATCGACCGTGGAGTTCTTTACGTCGATGGCGATGAAGTACCGGGCGTTCCTTGGAACGGTCTTGTTTCAATTAGAGAAACTCCTACAGGCGTGGTTAACACTCCTTATTACTTTGACGGAATTAAGTATCTTAACACGTCAACCCACGAAGAATTTGAAGCCACGATTGAGGCCTTCTCAAGCCCAGAAGAATTTGACCTGTGCGATGGCACCGATTATGTTCTAAACGGCTTTTCAATCACGCAGCAAGTAAGACATAAATTTGGTTTGTGCTATAGGACCAAGGTTGGTAACGATGTTGATGGTATTGACCACGCATATAAAATTCACTTAGTATACAACGCTCTTGCGTCTCCGACGGTGCAGAATAATTCTACAATTAATGCCACAGAAAACCCTAACGTCTTCAGTTGGTCAATTACTACAATTCCAACTCCTATTAGCGGGTTTAAGCCTAGTGCACACTTTGTTATAGACTCAACAAAGATCAGTCCTCACCTTTTATATTACTTTGAAAATATTGTTTATGGGTCAGAGACAACCTCACCTCGAATGCCGACAGTACAAGAGATTGTTGCGTTGTTCTCAGACTGGGTAGATCTTCAGATTATCGATAATGGCGATGGAACTTGGACTGCGATTGGTGATGAGCGAATCATGGGCATGACCGGTCTTACTGAATTCTACATCACAACACCATCCGCAAAGATGCTTGATGATGTAACATATAATATTACAAGTTTTTAATTAAGGAGATAACATGACTGCCGTAACCGTTACTGGTTTAACCGCTGCGCGCATGATAGAGATTGAGGCGCAGTCTATCGTTGATGGTAACGTCAGCGGAGACAACCTTATTCTTACCCGATTCGATGGCGACACTATCGATGCTGGAAATGTTCGCGGCCCTCAGGGCGACAAAGGTGATACTGGCGCTCAAGGTCCTATTGGCCCAGCTGGTCTAAACTGGCAGGGAGTATGGTCTGAGACCACAAACTACGTAAATGATGATGCGGTTTTCTACATCAACTCATCATGGTTCGCTTTTGGTGACCCTCCAGTTGGAGAAATCCCATCTGACGCATCTGCATATTGGAACCCGCTAGCTCTACAGGGTGCTGTAGGTCCTCAAGGAGCTAAGGGTGATACCGGAGCGCAAGGCCCTCAGGGTATTCAAGGCCCTCTTGGTGGAGGAACTCCTGCTGGAGGCGTAGCTGGTCAGATCATGGTTAAATCCAGTTCTACCGACTACGACATTGCTTGGGCCGAGAACACAGTGCCCCGTGTTAAGCATATTGTTAAGAATTCCACCGGTTCTATCGTGACTAAGGGCTCGGTAGTTTATATCAGTGGCGCTGACGGAACAAACATGCTTATTTCTTTGGCAGACGCTGACGCAGAAGCAACGTCATCTAAGACTGTCGGTATTATCGAGTCAGATATTGCTATTGGCGCTTCAGGATATGTTGTAACTGAGGGACTTCTTTCGGGACTTAATACTGCAGGCGCTACTGCTGGACAGTCTGTATGGCTGTCATCAACCTCTGGCGGATACGTGTATAACGTACCACCCGCTAAACCAGCACACTCGGTATATCTTGGCGTGGTAACACGTGCTAACGCTAACAATGGAGAAATCTTTGTTAAAATTCAGAACGGGTATGAGATTGATGAGTTGCATGACGTAATTCTGTCATCACTAGTCGCTGGTGATATTCTACAACGCAACGCTGGTAATACTGCATGGATTAATGCTCCATCACCACTTCCTAAGATTAATGCAGCCGTTACAACCGCTGATGTTAACCAGACCGTGGTTCGTAATATTAAACTATCTACAGTCGCACCAACATCTGGTGATGGAGTAGACGGAGAAGTTTGGATGGTGTATGCATAATGACTGGTCATGTTAAAGTTGGTGGTTTAATTAAAAAAGTTGGAACTCAACATGTTAAAGTTGCCGGTATTTGGAAACCAGTAAAGAGTAGTTATACCAAAATAAATGGTGTTTGGAAAAAATGGTATGACTTACAATACAACGTAGACTATCTAGTTATTGCCGGTGGTGGTTCTGGCGGCGATAATGGAGGCGGCGGTGCCGGTGGTTATCTTACTGGAACGACGATTCTATATAGTGAAACCCAATATAATATAACTATAGGCGCGGGGGGTGCTGGGCGATCTGGGTCTTATGGCCTAGCAGGATCAAACTCGATACTAACTGGTATTACTGCTACTGGTGGTGGGTATGGCGGCATCTATGGTGGATCTGGCGGATCTGGCGGATCTGGCGGTGGTGGAGGTGCTGGATCTGGCGGATCTGGCGGTATCGGAGTAGGTGGTCAAGGCTATTATGGCGGGAATGGAGCACAGTTCTATAATACATGTTATGTCGGTCAATACTCGTACACATGTATTGTTGCATCTGCCGGTGGCGGCGGTGGTGCTGGTTCGGCCGGGGCTAGCGGTACAGGAGCTCATGGCTCTTCAACGACATATGGTGGTTCTGGCGGCTCTGGTTTAACTAGTTCTATCGACAACCTTTCTAAAACTAGAGCTGGCGGAGGCGGTGGTTATGGTTCCGTTGCTGGAAGTGGTGGAAGTGGCGGGGGAACGGCATATGGTTCTCCATCGCAATCAGCTGAAAGTAACACTGGAAGCGGTTCTGGTGCGTCTGGATCAACTAGTGGTAATGGTGCGTCTGGAATTGTTATTATAAGGTTTCCAGCAAGTCTTCCTGATATAAGCTCCATAAGCCCTGGGTTAGTTTACACAAAGACCGAAATTTCTGGGTATAAAATATATAAATTTACTGGCGGCACTGGAGAGGTGGTTATCTAATGGCGCACTATGCATTTATTGATGAAAACAACATAGTAACACAAGTTATTACCGGACGAGACGAACTAGATATAGTAAATAGTATTTCAGATTGGGAAGAGTTTTACTCAAAAGAATTCGGTCTAATGTGTAAAAGAACATCATATAACACAGTAGAGGGCGGTCATCTAGTAGGAGGAGTTCCTTTTAGAAAAAACTATGCTGGTTTAGGGTATTCTTACAACGAAGAATTAGATGCTTTTATTCCACCAAAAATTTATGACTCATGGGTTTTTGATAATGAAAAGTGTATATGGGTACCGCCTTTGGAGCATCCTAATGACGGAAAAGTATACTTTTGGTTTGAAGAATCTGAATCTTGGGTCGCAATAGAATCTAATGACCCGCCTGAGACTTGGGTTCTCGATGAGACAACTGGATTTATGATGCCTCCGATACCATACCCAGAAGACGGTTTTCCTTATATATGGGACATTGAAATCAACAATTGGGTGGTATTAGATGAAAATTACAAAATTGAATAATATAGGAGATCTTCCCAAGTATAAAAAATACTTTATTAAATTTGTTACGCAAACTGAATATTTAATTGAGATTAAAGATTACACCTCTGATGACTTAGTTATTCAAAATTTTATAAGTGGAAAATACGACGAAGAAAACGCAACACCTAATAGTAAACCTGTTGTTCAATCAATTCGTGTTGAAACAGTTTATACATCGGAGGAATAATGCCTGTTATTGATATAAAACTTCACAACGAAAGAATGCCGATTTGTTTGGAGTGTGAAAAACTATTCAAACCAAGTAGGACGTGTAAAGAATGTGGTTGTTTTATGGTAATAAAAACATCACTTACTGAATCTAAGTGCCCACTTGGTAAGTGGTAAAAACAATTCAAAATGGGAGTAGATTATGATCACAATTGAATCTAAAGGTTCCTTTAAGAAAACCGAATCGTTTCTCTCCGCAGTTTCCAAGCAGAACTTGTTCAGAAGTCTTGAGAAGTACGGAAGAGAAGGGGTTTCCGCTTTGGAATCCGCTACTCCCAGCGAATCGGGGTTGACTGCGACCT